GTGCAAGATATAAACCACACTTATATCTTGAGTGCCTAGAAAAGCAGCGGCTGGCAGGAATAACCCGTATAGGGAACGCTTGAAAGTACCTATATATAGGGGGTTACAGAGGACGATATTGCCAAATCGCTCAAAGCCTTTAGAAATAAGGGTTTCAGGGCTTGTGGATAAACCTGTGGATAACTGTTGTAATATAACTGTCATTTATACTCCTGCTTTTCTTTTGGCTCTAGCAAAGGCAATTCTAAGTTGTTTAGGAAAATGTTTTCTTGCAAATTTTTCATTGTCCTTAAAGAATGGATACTTTTTCTCATACTTGGCATAGTTCTGTGTTAAAAAAATAATTGGCTTGACACCTCTGTTACCAACTCTTTCCCATACAGCAAGAATACCTTTGATCTCTCCAATGAATTGTTTTTTATTCTTGATAAGACCTCTTCTTCTTCCAGTGATATTACCAAACTGATTGAGCCTAGCATTACCTTCTATAGGCACTGGGTTCTTTTTATCTGAATATCTAAAGCCACCAACAATCTGATATTGCAAGTAGTCATTCACAAAGTCTTTAAGATTCAAAGATCCTATTGGGTATTTCTTAGAAGCATATTTAATGAAGAAACCTTTTTGTGTTGCACCTGTTGGTCTATCCAAATACTTCTTGGTTAGTTGTACCTGATACTGTTTCATCTTTTCCAAGGTCTTATTGATAGCCCTAGAAGAAGCCTCATCTACAAGATCTTTCTGTAACAAGGTTACTTTCTTCTTAAATTCTTTAATGTTGTGATCAACTCTAATCTGCATACTCTAATTCTAATAATAATTTTGCATAATGGATAATCTTCTCCACATCTTCTTTCCCACCCTTGTCTCTATGCCTAACAGCATATTTAACTATAGATGATTCTATAGCATTTAAACCATTCTTCTGACAGAACTCCACAGGTTGTATGGGATACTGTTTGTAATGCATACCACCCACTTGTTTGTCTAAAGCTGTGCTATCACTCTTTTTTTCTACTATAACCCTGTCTAAACCATGCCCTTCATAGTCCTCAGGCCTTATTTTATCTATGCTCATAGCTACTCCTTAGGTGCTTGTTACCCTTTGTTACCACCCCAGGTAACAAGGAAAATGCTGTAACCTTTGCACCAAATAAAAGGTAACAGCTTGAAAGTATTATATATAAAGGCTTTAGCAACTGTGTTACCAAATCCTGTAACCCTGTTGTAACTCTGTTACCCTTACCTCTTACTATATATAGTAAGAGTAAGGTAACTAGTACAAACAGAATCATAATTTTATTAGCTTTGCACATGACAATGGGACATGTGAAAAGTGTTCTCCTTGTGCAGGTGAATTGAAAAAATGTTCAACAACAATGGGTGCATCCAACATGGCATCCCCAGTGAAAACATAAGCCTCTGTCTCATCATTTTTAATTGACCAATAAAACATCTTGGGTTGTCTGGGATCTGTTTTGGCATCTTCAGCGTAGGCTCTCTTTCTGCTTGGCATCAAAATATATTCTGTATTGGGAAAAGTGTCCTTCCAACCCTCAACCATTGTGACCTCATGCCATTGATAAACCATGACATCTTTAGCCTTATCCTTTTTACCAGTCAAAAGATCTGCTGCATAGGGATCATTGTTAGGTGTGCCAAGAATGGAATAGCCTTTAGTAATTAAATAATTGCTGACAGCAAGTTTGGCTCTGCCATCGTTTTTTTGGTATTTCTTAGGATCAAAGACCTTTCTTTTGTATATTGTTTTGTCAGCCATTTAATCTTTCCCATCCTTCTCTTTTAGCCCAGGCACATATAGTTTTAAATGTTGGTGGATCTAATTGCGATACTTGTTCCTTAATAATATCTGCTATGTCTCTTGATGATGTTCCCATTTCCCAGAATTGTTTGGCCAGTGACAACTGTAGTTTCTTTAGATCCTTTTTTATAAGCAAATTACCCCCTTTCATTTCAAACTCTACTGGTTGCTGTTGATTGTTGGTCAAACGTCTAGCCTTCTCAAAACTAAAGGTAAAAGTAAAGTCTGGGATGCTTTCATCATAATCCATGTCCTCAAATTCAGCCTTCTCAGATTCAATTTTGATTAATAGATCTAATGTTATTTGCTTAGACACAGTGCCAAACAACTGGCCATTCTTAGAACTATGATCAACTATCCAACATGTAATACCCTCTTTCCTACAGAAGTTGAGTAGTGGATTAACATATGTGATCCATTCAACTGGAGAACTGTAATCCTGGAATGAGAAACAAGTAAAGATATTGTCTATAACCAAGACATCAATATTATTAACCTTGATGGTTTCAATCAGCTTCTGCATATTGGATTCATCTTCTAGGCTTGTCAGCATGGCATTAGGCATATCTGATGGACATATGAACCTAGATATATAAATAAGGTTTCTTTGTGCTGTTTCCCAAAACTTTTCTGTATCGGTCTCTTGCCTCATGTTCTGGAATCGTTTTTTTATGCTCTCTGGTGCAACCTCACCATCAACATAAAGTATTTTTTTAGGCTCTGGTATTCTGTAATGTCCTATATCAGATCCACCTGCAAGGTTTAACATAAGACGTTGGGTACAATATGTTTTGCCACTCCCAGGCTTACCAAATATAAGGGCTTGGTCTCCCCTGTAGAGAAGACCATCAATAAGTGGTGTGGCTTTGGGAAAATCGGTTCTTAATATGTCACCAAGATTTTGTGTCCAAAGCCAATTGCACTCCTTTGCAGCAGTTTCCTCTGCTTCTAATGCCCTGAGATCATCAAGGCTTTTGATGTCACCCCACTCCACTAGAATGGGATTCCATCGTCTAAATCTGCATCTTCAGCTACTGGAGCTGATGGCAGTTCATCAAATTCAGCAGGTTTATCTGTCCACTTGACAAATTCAATATTTGCTTTGTAGCCAGAAGCCATACCATATTTAACCTTCTCAGCACCTTTGTATTCAAAGACTGGAACTTTGCCTGGATTCTCATCTTTGGTTTTCCAAGCATCGGTAATCATTTGATCAAAGACCTCAAGTTCTGGTCTACCATTTCTTTCCCAAATTAATACACCAATGTCTTTGACATAAACTCTGCACCAAAAAGATCTCTTGTAGTCGTCTTTTACAAGCTCTCTCCAGTTCTCTGGCTTGACACCAGGTTCCTTATCCCAGACCACAAACTTTTGTTGGTCTACCCATTTTGTGAAACCTGTTCTAAAGTCCAGATCTATTACAAAATGTTTAAAGTCATAAGGCTCATCAGAGGTAGAAACAAATCTACCCATAGCCCATGAATGTTTTAAATACATATTATTAGAATTATCCTCTACTAAATTAAGTATAGACATATTTACTCCTTTTAATTAATAGTCTAATTAACCTAAATTAAACTATACAGCTTGAACTTGCTCTTTCCAAAACCTTTGGATCAAGTAGTTAAAGTTGTTCTTATAATATTCCTCAAAAGAAATATAGCTGAAATCATTAATACCTTTTCTTTCAGTAATATTCTCTTGATGCATAAATTGACAAAACTCCATAAAGTCATTCATCTTTTAAACCCCCTAAGTCAAATGCAACTTTTTGTTCAGGATTATGCACCACTGTATGAATCCCTACTTTTAAAAAATATTCAAGGAGCTGTGGGGTAGATATTTCATTATGTAGGGAGAACTTATGAATGTCATGCAAGACATTGGCATCTACCCACACAGCTTTTTTTCCATTTCTTTCTTTAAAAATCAAACAGTCTGTATCATAAACCTTGTTCATCTTTGTGTAGCCTCTCACTGATCGCATCCTTAATAAGATTGTCCACAAATACAGCCATAATGATTCCCTTTTTCTTACAGTAATCTTTGACCTTATTGTGTGTATCTTTGGACACAACCAATATTTTTCTATCACTCATAGTTATTAAAGTTAAACTAAGTTTTTATTAATGTAAACAATAATGTATAAAATAGTTGAACTTTTGTAAATTATTAGGTAAATTAACACTAGGAGTAAATATGAAATATAAATTATATTTTGGTAAAACGTGGAGAGACTGGACTGTAGAGTTCATTAAAGCTCTCATCATTAGTGCCACAACCTTAGTTGTTGTTGGATTATTTTATTTAATAACTGTTCTTTTATTTAGCTTATGAATCTATCAGATAAAGAATTAAACGATTTAACCGATGCTTTAGAAGCTCAGATTGATGCTAAAGAACATACTTATAAAGCAGTAGATAGGTTATGCATACCTAGACTACAAAGCCTTTATTTTAAGTTAGAGAAAGTGAAACAATATAGGAGAAAGTATGAATGGTGACTTAGAACGCATGGTCTACAATGGCACTATGGATATGGCTACCTATGAATGGTGGCAAAACTTCTTAAATGATTTACAGCTACTGGGCTTTTATTTATTTATGCCAGTATGTGTAATTGTTGTATTGGTACTAGCATACTGGTGTATGCATAAATTTTTAATTAAGAAAAGGAGAAAAGATGGATAAAGCACAAGGAAAACTATCATCAAACAATCATGCTTCCTGTTCAGGACTACCTGCATTGTTTGGTTTATCGCATTATGAAACTAGGACTGAATACTTACATTCAAGGATCCAGGCTAGGAAAGGAGTAGAACCACCTAAACAAGCAAAATCAATACAAGCTGAAATGGGTGATGTTCTTGAGCCAGTCATTTTAAATAAGGCTGTGGAAAAATTGGGTTTAACAGATCTAGTTATGGATCATCCAGAAGCAGTCAAGCACAAAGAGTTTCCCTTAGAGGGTTCATTGGATGGTGTAGCCAAAGCAGATAATCTAATTATTACACCAGATAATGATGTTATTTATACAGAAGATGATGAACCTATTTCACTCAATGGTTTGGGTGTGCTTGAAGCCAAGGCCACTGCTCTAATGCCAGAGACCGATGGTAAGGCACCAGCCTGGAGAGGTCTATTACAGACCAAAGCACTATGTGCTATCTTGGGTTATTCTTGGGGTTGTGTCGCTACTTTACATAGATCCACATTGTTTAAATTAACTTTAATTAGAAGAGACTTTGCTTTTGAAAGAGAGTTGAAAGAAGTGATCTTAGACTTTGAAAGAAGAATTGTAGAAGAGGATTACTATCCACCAGTTTCTTTGAAAGATACTCAAGTGATAAATCCAGAAGCTAAGCCAGAAAAAGAAGTGGATCTAGAAGACGATATTATCAGTTATCACCTTAATAGGATTGCTGACAATAAAGACAAGATAGATCTGCTTAGCAATGAAATTGATGAATCTAAAATAAAGGTGCAAGACTTCATGGGTGATGCAGAAATTGGTGTACATAAAGACTTTCAAGTTAGGTGGTATAACAAACAATTCAAAGCCAGACCAGAAAGAATCACACCTGCTAAAGATGCTTATACTATTAGGTCATTTAGTTTGAAAAGAAATAAAAATGATTGACATAAGAACTGGAGACGTAATAGAGCAACTAAAGCTCATTGATGATAAATCTGTAGACACTGTCGTTACTTCTCCACCATATTGGGGTTTAAGAGATTATGGTATTGATGGTCAAATTGGTCTTGAAGATGATTTGTATTTTTTCATTAATAAACTAGTGCTTGTTTTTAAAGAGGTAAAAAGAGTTCTAAAAGATCATGGCACTTTGTGGATTAATATGGGGGATACTTATGCAATGTCCAATGTGAGGGGTGGTAATAAAGATTTCACTGGATTTGTTGGTTCACACAATCATTGGGATAAGTCTATGAGACTAGGTAAGAGAAATATACCAAATGGTTTAAAGCCAAAAGATCTTTGTGGCACACCCTTTAGATTGGCATTTGCTTTGCAAGAAGATGGATGGTATTTAAGACAAGACATCATATGGCATAAACCAAATCCTATGCCAGAAAGTGTCAAAGATCGTTGCACTAAAGCCCATGAATACATATTTTTATTAAGTAAAAATAAAAAATACTACTATGACAATGAAGCCATCAAAGAAGATAGTAAGTACCCACAAGGTGCAACAAGTCCACAATCCATTGGGAAAAAAAGTTTAGGTAGAAAGGGTTTTGATATTGTTAAAGGTTTAAAAAATATGAAAGGCTATCATAAGAGAAATAAAAGATCTGTATGGACAGTAACAACCAAGCCTACCAAAGAAGCACATTTTGCTACATATCCAAAAGATTTAATAGAACCATGTATTCTTGCAGGATCTCCTGTAGGTGGCATGGTTTTAGATCCTTTTGCAGGATCTGGAACTACTGGAATTGTTGCAGAAAATAATGGTAGAAATTCAATAATGATAGAATTAAATCCAGAATATATAGAGATAATGAAGAAAAGAATAGATAAAGAAACAAATACATAAACATTAAAAGGATAGACCATGAAGAGAGGCAACAGTCAAATCCACAAAATAAATCAGAAAGCACATGATTATTTTCTAATCATGCACACCCAAGAGCCAACCCTGTCTTGTAAGGAGCTGCAACAAAAATTACAAGACTTGGGTTATACTGTTGATCATACAACAGTATGTAAATGGCTTCAGAAAGCATAAAACTTTGCAAAGATTGTCAAATACCAATCACCAAAGCCAATGCCTATGTCGATAGAGGGGAAAGATTAAGAGCTAGATGCAAGAAGTGTGATTATAAATATAGATCATCACTCTCTGGCACCGATGCCTATTCTTACATGGACAAAATATTCTCCAAGCTAAGTTATGAAGTCAAATCTGGGAGAAGAAAATCAAGAAGTCAATTAACCTGGAATATCAATCAAGCTCATCTATATCATCTTTATCAGAAACAAAAAGGTAAGTGTGCCTTATCTGGCATCACAATGACTTGGAGAACTGGAGAACAATGGATCAATGAAAATATATCTTTAGACAGAATAGATCCAGGGTTAGGTTATGAGCCTGGCAACATACAATTGGTTTGCTATCGGTGCAATGTTATGAAACACAATATGTTGGAAAAAGACTTTTTAAGTTTTATAAAAAGCATCCATGACCAGAATCATCTTGCTCACAAGACAATAACAGAGCAGCATTGAATCTGGCTCTCCTTTTTACTTGACTGGCATACTTTGAGGACATTAATTGGTGTGCTGCTTCCTGCCAATCGTCATCTTGAATAGCTTTAAGCATTAATTTAAATTCTAAGAGCTTTGTTAGCCCTAGGTTATAGCACATGTCCACTAAAACAATCTGTGCAGCCTCAGGCAAATTCCAGAGGTCAAAATTGTCTTCAAGCTCTTGGATTGCTATATCTACATCATTATTTAGCATATATTCAGCTTCATCTTTAGAAATGCCTACGTCTTGCAGGTTTCTACCATAACCAATTGTCCATTTATTAGAAGTGCATTTGTAAAGGACATTGGAATAACCTTCATACTCTTTGATGTGATCCAAGATCTTTTTTACCAATTTATTTTTCATAACTTATTTTAACTTGGGTTATGGAATTGTTGAAGATAAGAAAATGAAAGGGTGACTATTTAGGAGTAAAATGAAAAGGGAATTAATTGAGAAAAACGTAAACTCAATTAGGGATAGCCACCCCTTCAAACAATAACTAGAAGTATGGCCACTAATGTAGTTGCCAAAAATCCAGTAGTAGCATAAATAGCAACGTCAATTTTACTATTCAATGCTTTGATGTCATCTTTTAACTCTTGTAACTGATTGAATACAGTTTTGTTTGTGGAAGCACAACTGGCAAGATGTTCTTTTAGGCTGACTGAAACTTCTTGCACAGTTGCTCTTGCCATTAGTTTTGCTCTTCAGAAACAGACAGCATTAACTGTTGTTCTAGTTGATCTGCTTTTTGCTTGTAGCCATTAACAAGTTTAAGCAACTGTTTTACTTGTTGCTCTAGTTGTTCATAGCTTGGCTTATCAGCAACTTCAACTTTTTTATCTTCTTTTGCCATTTTTACTCCTTTTTCTTAAAGACAAATAATCTACAAAATCATACACCTTTTTATTCCAACCCTTCTTGGGTTCTGGGTATACACTTATTAGAATGTTGGCACAGCCATTGGCAAACACCAACCAGAATAGTAAATCAAAAATCCACATAGGTTGATTATAGCTGAATTAAAGTAAATTAAAAGTTATGGGTTATTAGAAACCTTTCTTACAGTATCAGCCCATGCTTCAACCAAATAGTTTTTAGAGCCAGAAGTATAGTAACCATTGGTGAAGTCCATAGTAATTCCAGCCTTAGTGCATCTAGTTCTAATTTCAAATGTGCCTGATAGGTCAGAAATATAATCTTCATCAGTCGTTGCTACTTTGAAAGTATAAAATAAATCATAATTTGTAGGTATTAGATACCATTGGTCTGAGTTTCTGCTTGGTGTAGTAAATGTGGTTGTCGCAGGGCTTACAGAATTATCATCTTCCAATGTAGTATATATTATCTTAGCTTCCCACTTAGCCAGATCATTATTAACATTGTCCAAAACATCTCCTGTGTAGTCTTGATATTTATATCTATAGGTATTAGTGCCATCTTCACCTTCTCTAAATCTAAATTCAATTCTATTG